TGCAGGGTCGGGCGCTAGTACAGGCCATCCATGACCGTAAGACAGCACAGGGGGATGACTTTGTACGGAATGCCTGACACCGCAGCACTGAGCCAGGTGGTGACGGAGCTCACCCGCCCGCACACCCGCACCGTGGGGGACCAGTGCGGCGTCGAGCCACCCCTGCTGGCCCTGCTGGAGGTCGCTATCAAGTCGGACACCAGTGGCGCCAGCGGTGGGGGCGGGGCCAGCCGCACCGGGGCCCCTGTGGACGTGAACGCGCTGTCCATCTGGCAGGGCATCGGCCAGTGCGTGGGGGAGTACTGGCCCGGCCGGGGGGACCTGGCCCAGGCCAAGACGCACCTGATCGTGCGCCTGCAGCTGTGGACCGAGCAGGTGGCGGGCACCGACAATGAGGTGCACCTGCTGGAGATGTGCGAGTACTGGCGGGGCCAGATCAGGGACCTGCTGGAGCCCCCCAAGCGCGTGCCGGTGCGGGGCGGGCAGTGCCCCCGGTGCCACGCCAACCAGGTGCTTGGCACTGACCCCGACGGCCAGCGCGTGTATCAGCCCTGCCTGCTGGCCCACCTCAGCGAGGACCCCGTCCGAGTGGAGTGCCTGGCCTGCGGCGGCACGTGGTACAGCCTTGACATGCTGGAGCTGGAAGTGGACTTCGCCGGGTAGTTTGCGCATTGTGGAAAAGCAGTGGTAAGCTATTTCCACAAGCACCACCCACCACGACACAACGATAGGAACCAGAAAATGGCAAAATTCCCAGACGTCCAGGTCCAGCTCACCGGGCAGGACGGCAACGGCTTCATGATCGCGGCCCGGGTGCGCAAGGCCCTGGAGCGGGCGGGCCACCGCGAGGCCGCCGCCGAGTTCTTCGAAGAGGCCCTCAGTGGCAACTACGACCACCTGCTGCAGACCGCCATGGAGTACGTGGACGTAAGCTAAGCACCCCCACCTGGCAGGGCCCCCGCTGTGGTAGCGGGGGCCCTGCTTGCGTTACTAGCGAGCTGGCCAGTAGTTTCCTTGGGGAACGGGATATTCCTGTGCCATAGTGGCTCCTGTGCGGGTGGAGTGTCACTAATACCACCCAGGAGGGACGCAGGCCGATGGCTTTCCCCTCAAAGTGGTCGCTGGTGGCAGACCAGTTCGATCCAAAGAGTGCCCGGGGCAGCCGTTGGGCCACCCCGGGCGCTATGGCCCGCGCAACTAACCCCAAGACCGTGCAGACCCCGGCCCTGGACATTATCGACGCCGCCCTGGTGGAGGCGTTCAACACCCCGGACAGCCGCTTGATTATCAGCATGGCTCCGCAGGAGGGCAAGTCCGTCCGGGTAGCCAATGACTTCCCGGTGTGGGCCCTTACCAAGAACCCTGACCTGCGCATTGTCACGGCGTCCTACGGGCAGTCCCTGGCCAACCGCAACGGGCGGGCAGTGCGTAACCGCATCCTGACCAGCCCTCAGCTGGGGCTCAAGATTGCCAGCGACAACGGCAGCGTGTCCGAGTGGACCCTTGCGGGCCACGACGGCGGGATGTTCAGTGTGGGTGTGGGCGCAGGCGTAACCGGCCGCCCCGCCGACATGCTCATAATTGACGACCCCATCAAAGACCGTAAGGAAGCCGACAGTGAGCTGCAGCGCGATACGGTGTGGGACTGGTGGACCGATGCCGCCAGTGCCCGTCTGGCTCCTGGCGCTCCTGTTGTCATTATCCTTACTCGCTGGCACCAGGATGACCTGGCTGGCCGCCTTGTAGAGCGTGACCCCGAGTCGGGCTGGAAGGTAATCAACATCCCGGCCCAGGCTGACCACCGCCCCGAGAAGGGCGAAGAGGACCTGCTGGGCCGCGAGCCCGGCGATTACATGATCAGCGCCCGCGGCCGTACCTGGAAGCAGTGGGAGCAGCGCCGCAAACAGGCGGGCAGCCGCACGTGGGCCAGCCTGTACCAAGGGCGCCCCAGCCCGGACAGCGGTGGCGTGTTCCCGCCCGAAGAGCAGTGGGCCCGCTACAGCAGCCCCCTCTGGACCACCGAGTACGACGCCGACGGCAAGCAGGTGTGCAAGGTGCCCGGCATCGGCCGTGATGACCACGAGTTGGTGCAGTCGTGGGACCTTACCTTCAAGGACACCAAGGGCAGCGACTTCGTCGTGGGCCAGGTGTGGCTGCGGGTGGGCAATACCATGTACCTGCTGGACCAGGTGCGGGAGCGGCTCAACTTCAGCGCCACCTGCGCCGCCATGCTGGAGCTGTCACGCAAGTGGCCGCAGGCGCTGGCCAAGTTCGTCGAGGACAAGGCCAACGGGCCCGCGGTTATCAACGCGCTGCAGCGCCAGCTGATGGGCCTTATCCCCATCGAGCCGGAGGGCAGCAAGTACGCCCGCGCCAGTGCCATGTCCCCGCTCACCGAGTCGGGCAACGTGGTGCTGCCCACCAAGGAACTGCTGCCCAACGTGGACCAGCTGCTTGAGGAAGCCAAGAACTTCCCCAACAGCAGCCACGACGACACCATCGATGGCATGTCACAGGCGGCCAACCGGCTGCTGCTCAACCCCCTGGGGGACGACGGCAACGTGGTGGAACCCGACATTTACGACTTCATCAACGAGCACGGCTGGTCAGTCAGCCCGGTATAGGAGGCCAGTGTGGGAAAGTTCCTACAGTACCTTGGTCTGCAAGAGGCTGCTGCGGCAAGCCACGAGGCGGTGCTGGCTGGCCAGGTGGAGACCCTGCAGGAACGCCTGCAGGAGTCCTTCGCGCAGCTGGAGCTGGCCCGGGACAATGCCGGGTGGGACCTGCTGGGTGCCAAGTACGCCCAGGAGTTCAGCCGTGAAGGCCTTACCCGGGCGGCCGAAATGGGCCGCATCTTTGGGGTGGCCAACCCGCTGATCAAGCGCGGGCGGGAAATCCGCCACGCCTACATCTGGGGCCAGGGCTGCACCATCGACGCCCGCAACAGCAAGGTCAACGACTTTGTGCAGGCCTACCTTGACGACGAGGGCAACCAGGCGGCCTTCTACGGGCCGCAGGCCACCCAGCAGTTTGAAGGCACCCTGTACGACGAGGGCAACGACTTCATTGCCAACTTCACCGACCCGCTCACCGGCCGGGTGCAGGTACGCACCATCCCCTTTGAGGAGATGGTGGACGTCATCAGCGCCCCCGGCGACAAGGCCACCCCGTGGTACTACCTGCGGCGGTGGGTGGAGCTGGACACCGACGGCACCACCTCCGTCACACGGGAGGCCTACTACCCGGCCCTGAAATACCAGCCCGCCACCAAGTACCGCGCCATCAACGGCGTGGAGGTCCGGTGGGATGCCCCGGTGCGGGCCGTCAAGGTCAACGCTGGCAAGGGCTGGAAGTTCGGCATCGGCGACAGCTACGCGGCCATCCCGTGGGCGCTGAGCCACAAGGGCTTCCTTGAGGACTGGGCCCTGCTGATGAAGGCCCTGGCCAAGATTGCTTACACCACGTCCAGCAAGACGGCGGGTGTGGCGCAGGCCAAGCGCGGGCAGATTCAGGCCATGCAGAACGCACCGGCCGGTGGCACTGTGAGCCTTACCGACGACCAGAAGCTGGAGCCCGTAAGCAAGTCGGGCGCCACGCTGGACAGCGAGTCCTCCCGGCCGCTGGCCACCATGGCAGCCAGTGCCCTGGGCGTGCCCGTGACCATCCTGCTGGCCGACCCCGGGCAGACAGGTGCACGCGCTACCGCCGAGACGCTTGACCTGCCCACCAGGCTGATCATGCAGGCCCGGCAGGAGCTGCACAAGGAGGTCCGCAGGGACCTCATCAGCTACGCCATCGAGCAGGCTGTGCTGGCCCCGCGTGGCCCCCTGCGGGCGCTGGGCCGGGCAGAGCGTGACGGCGACCGGCTGAGGGTGCTGTTCAACGACCCCGCCGACGCCAGGGTGGACATTACGTTCCCCGACCTGGACGAGGCGGATGTCAAGGCCATTATGGACGCTGTGGCCATTGCCGAGGGCATCCCCGATATGCCCAAGCTGCCCCTGATCAAGCTGGCCCTGCAGCTGCTGAAGATTGACGATATCGACGACCTGCTGGACGAGATAACGGACGCCGACGGCAAGCTGATACCCACCGACCAGACCGCGGGTGACGTGGCCACCAAGGCGTTCCGCAACGGGCAGGACCCAGCCGACGCACTGAAGTAGGAGGCCCTGTGGCAATAACCAACGCCACCCTCCGCGAAGTAGAACGGCTCCGGCGGCAGCTTGCCCGCATGACCGACGACCAGACCCGGGCACTTACCGCGGCCTGGGCGGACGCGTGGGACGTGCTGCTGCCGGAGTTCGAGATCGCCTTCGCGCAGCTGATCACCGCCCCGGGCGCCATACCGGCGTCGGTGGTGGCCCGCAACGTCCGGCTGCAGGCAGCGCTCACCACGGCCAGGGCTCACCTCGACGTCCTGGCGCAGCAGGTTGGTGGTATTGCTACCGCCGACCTGAGCCAGGCCGTTCTGGACGCCGTCGACAGCCACGCGGCCGTCATCGCCAGCCAGCTGCCTGCAGTACCTGCCGGGCATGCCGGGGTGGCGGTCAACTTCAACCGCGTGCCCCACGACGCGCTGGTTGCCATTGTGGAGCGCACCACCCAGCAGATACACGCGGCGACCATCCCGCTGCCTGCTGATGTGGAGCGCATCATGAAGAAGGCCCTGGTGCGGGGCATCGCGGTGGGGGCACACCCCCGCAAGACGGCGGCCCGCATGGTCAAGGAGGCCGAGGGCAGGTTCAACGGCGGCCTCACACGGGCCCTGAACATCGCCCGCACGGAAACGATGGACGCCCATCGGGCCGCCACCCAGGTCAGCGAGAAGGCCAACCGGGAGGTGCTGGCCGAGTGGGAATGGTCTGCCAGCCTGGACCGCCGTACCTGCCCCAGCTGCCTGGCCAAGCACGGCCAGCGTTTCCCGCTGGAGGAGCAAGGCCCGGAGGACCACCAGCAGGGCCGGTGTGCCCGTGTCAGTGTCACCAAGACATGGAAAGAGCTGGGGTTCGACATACCGGAGCCCCGCAGCGCCACCCGGGATTCCCGTGAGTGGTTCGACAGCCTGACCCCTGAAACCCAGCGGGAAATACTGGGGCCCACCCGGTTGAAGCTGCTGCAGGACGGCGACATTGCCTGGGCTGACCTCAGCACCAAGCGGGAGACCTCCGGCTGGCGCGACAGCTACGGCGTGACCCCCGTAAAAGACCTAGTCCCCAAGGAGGGCTGACATGCCAACCATCGTCAAGGAAGCGCAGGCGGGCAGTGCACCCACAGGTGCCCGCACCCTGATCACGCTTATCACCCCCGGCTGGGGCAGCAGCGGCTATTACAGCCCAGCTGTGCTAGAACGGGCCGCTGCAGACAAGGTGTTCCCCAAGGGCACCCAGATGCACATCGACCACAACATGGAAGGCGGTCCGGGCAGCGTCAGCACGCTGGCCGCAGCCCTTGCCGAGGATGCCCGCTGGGAGCCCGACTGGGTCGACCCGGACACCGGGGTCAAGGGCCGCCTGGCCGCTGAGAACCGGGTGTTCAGCCACAAGCGCGAGATGCTGGCGGAGATGGCGGACGTCATCGGCACCAGCATCGCGGCCGGGGCTGAGGTAAGCCTGGGCGAGGCCGAGGGCCGCCAGGGCAAGATCATCGAGGCCCTGGTGCCCGGTGTGCTCAACCGCGTTGACTATGTCACCGTGGCTGGCCGCGGCGGCCGCATCAGCGAGGTGCTCGAGGCCCACAAGGTGCAGGAAGCCCGCAACGTTGGTATGTGGCTGGAAGCCCGCATGCACAGCATGTTCACCAACATTGCTGACGAAATGTTCGGCGACGGCCGCCTTACCCGCGAGGAGCGCATCACGCTCTCCGGCGCGCTGGGCGACGCGCTCACCAGCTTCACGGCAACGGTGGAAGCCAGTGCCCCGCAGCTGTTTGAGCGGGACCTGTGGGAAGACCCCACAAGCACCACCACGACGGAAGCAACCACCCCCAAGAATTCCCTGCCGGTCCCGGCTGGGGCAACCGAAAATCAGGAGGAAGCCACCATGGCAACCATTGATGACAAGGAACTTGCGGACCTCCGCGAGTCCGCCAGCCGGGCCACCGCGCTGGAAGCCGAAGTATCCACCCTCAAGGACCAGGTCGGCACGCTGACCGAGTCCAACGTGCGGGCGCAGGCCGAGGCCATTGTGGCCGAAGCCTTCGGCGACCTGGACGCCAAGGTCACCCGCGGCAGCCTGCTCAAGGCAGCCCTTGTGGGCGAGGCGTTTGACGCCGACGCCCTCAAGAAGGACGCCGTTGAAGCTGCCGCAGAACTGCGCGCAGCCAGCGGCGAGGGCACTGTCCGCGGTGTGGGCAACACCGCCGCGGAAGCAACCAAGCCGGAGGTCACCCTCCAGTCGGCGACTGAGGCCATCCTGGCCCAGGTCGGCTACGCCAAGAAAGGAGCCTAACCATGGCTAAGAACATGCGCCTTCCCGAGGCACTCCACATCGAGCTGGCCGTTCCGGCATACGTCGTTTCCGGTTCGCCGGTCAAGGTCGGCGCCTTCCGCGGCGTGGCCCAGACGGACCGCGATGCCAACGGCAACGCCACGGTCTGGCTGAACGGCTCCACCACGCAGACCGTGACCGGTGCGGTGGCCTCGCAGGGCCTGCCCATCTACATCACGGATGCTGACGGCACGCTTGGCATCACCTCCGGCGCGGGCTACTCCGTGTTCGGTTACTCCCTGGGCACCAAGGCAGCCGCCGCCGGACCGCTCGAAATCGCACTGGCCCACGGCCCGGTACAGGTCTAGGAAGGACCCTAACATGACTTTCCTCAACACTGAAGAAATGCTCGTCGCCGAGGCGTGGGAGCAGCGCAACACCCCCAACGGTGCCAGCCTGGCCAACGTCATCGAGGCGTCCAAGCTGTTCAACGACGGCATCTCCGGCCGGAACCCGTTCAAGTACGCCATGCTGAAGGAAGCGCTCACCCGCTCCGACTTCAACCAGTACCTGGGCAAGGCGTTCGACATCGAGATGCTTGCCAAGTACGGGGACTACACCCCCGAGTGGAAGCAGATCGCGGCCGAGACCAAGGTCAAGAACTTCAAGCCGAAAACCTACCGCGACCTGTTCGGTGGCCGGGGCCCGCTGGACCGCGTGGCCGAAGGCACTGAGTACAAGGAACGCTCCAAGGCCACGGCCGAGTACGAGCTGTCCGCGGGCAAGTTCGGTAACACCTTCAAGCTCACGTTCGAGCTCATCAAGAACGACGAGCTGGACGGCCTGAAGTCCCTGCCCAACGACCTGGCACAGGGCGCCATCGAGACCGAGGACGCCACCGCGTTCTCCACTTTCGTGTCCGCCACGGGCCCGAACACCGCCTTCTTCAAGGCGGGCAACGGCAACGCGCCGACGGCCCTGCCGTTCACGCGGGCCAACATCCAGGCTGCGTACCTGGCCATCAGCAAGCGCAAGGACGTCAACGGCTACCCGGTCAAGATTGCCTCGGCCAAGCTGCTCATCGTTGTGCCTGCAGCCCTGCTGTTCGACGCAGAGCAGATCGTCAACGCGCCCACCATCCCGGACCCCGCAGGCGGCGCTGGCACGGTCCCGAACCCGCTGCGCGGCAAGTTCCGCGTCGTGGTCTCGGACTACCTCACCATCGTGAACACCTCCGCCAAGGCGGACACCACGTGGTACATCCTGCCGGACCCGTCCACCCCGCGCCCTGCCCTGGTCGTGGCCAAGATGATCGGCGAAGAGAACCCGGATATCCGGGTCAAGGCCGACGCGGGCAACCGCATCGGCGGGGGCTCCCTGGCCCCCGAGGATGGTTCCTTCAACGACGACACGATCACTTACCGTGGTCGCCACATCGTCGGTGCAGGCACCCTCGATCCCGTGCTGACCTACGCCAGCACCGGCTCCTAGCAGGACCCCGCTGCACCGCCTGGCAACCCCGGGCGGTGCAGCCCCTACACTTTTGGAGGCCACCATGGCTGTTGACTACAACTCCCCCCTCGGCCAGGTCCGCCTCCTCACAGCAGACCTGGACCCCACCGCCCCGCTCATCGCCGACGATGTGCTGCAGGGCTACCTGGCGCTCCAGGACGGCAACGTACACCGGGCCGCGGCCGACGTGCTGGACGCCATGGCCACCAGTGAGGTGCTGCTGTCCAAGAAGATACGCAGCCAGGACCTCCAGACGGACGGCCCAGCGGTCGCTGCAGAGCTCCGCAAGCAGGCGGTGGCCCTACGGGTCCGGGCGGACGCGATAGACGCACAGGCGGACGCTGGCTACTTTGAGTTCATCCCCCAGGTGGACCTGTACGCCGAGGCTACCGAAAGGCCCTGGCTGTGAGCCCGCTGCCCGGGTGGCAGGTTATCCCCACCGGCTGGGCTGAACACCACCGCCCCACTGTCCGCAGCACGATGACCACCCCCTGCACCATCGGGCGCATCACGGGCGGCCCTGCGCCGTACCCCAAGCCCCCCGGCTGGACCGGAGAGGCCCTGCTGCACACCACGGTGTGCCGCGTGCAGGAGCTCAACCGGGAAGGCACTGGCACCCCCGGGGAGCAGCCCACCCAGGAGCGCCGCTACCAGGTGTCCCTGCCGGTTGATGGCACGCCTGAGCTACAAGCCGGGGAGCGCGGCGACATCATCCACGCGCTGGGCCGCAAGCTGCGCATCCAGCAGGTGCTGTTCGGCACCAACGAGTTCGAGCGCGACGTGCTCTGCACCGACAACCTGACCCAGCAGAACCCCGTCTAGGAGGGCCCCATGGCACGTATAGCCTCTCTGGAGTTACTGGCTGCCGAGTTCAGGGCGGCCGGGCCGCGGGCACTGGCACGTAGCAAGGTCGTGCTAAAAAAGACCGCCATCGACATCGAGGCCAACGCCAAGGCCATCGCCCCGGTGGACTTTGGCAACCTGAAGCGCAGCATCGGCCACAGTGACATGCGCCTGCTAAGCGCCACCAACCTGGCGGTCGAGATCGGCCCCACGGTGGACTACGGCGGTTATGTGGAGCACGGCACCAGCACCCAGGCACCGCAGGCCTACATGGGCCCCAGCCTGGACCGCTACTCCGGCCCGTTTGAGCAGGCCATGCAGCAGATCGGGCTGGAGGCTGCAGGTGGTTGACATCAACGCACTCAGCGGCCCGGTGCAGGCCGCCCTGCGCACCGTGCCGGACATCGCCGACGTGCATGACGGCTTCGTACCGCAGAAGGTGCCCGAGACCGACGGCTACGTTGACCCGTACATCGTGCTGTGGGCAGGCACCGGGGAGCTGCCCCCGGAGCAGCCCGCCGACGGCCGGGAAGCCGACGGCCCGCTCATCTGGGACTTCCAGACCACCGCGGTGGGGGCCACCCCGGCCATCTGCCGGGACGTGGACCAGGCCATCAGCCTGGTGCTTACCAACCTGCTGGTCGGTACGGGGCGAGTGCGCCGGAACCCGGATGGGTTCAACCAGCAGTCCCCCATCCTGGACACCCAGGTGGCCCCATCCCGTTTCTACCTGCCACGGCAGTGGCGGCTCATTACTAACTAGGAGAGACATGGCTGACAACGACTTCATCATGGCTGTGGACCCGGGCGGCAATAAGCGCCTGGTGCCCGCGCACTACCTCGACAACCCGTCCTTTGGGTTCAAGCTTCCCCCGTCCGAGCGCGTCAAGGAACCGGCTGACACCGGGGACGAGGGCGCCCAGCTCGAGCGGGTGGTTGAACCGGCTGCACCGGCCACATCCACCGTTACTGAACCGGCAGCAGCCGGAGGAAAGAAGGAGGCTAGCAAATGAAAGTTGCAGCTGACGGAAAGAAGAAGTTCACACTTCTGCTCACCAAGCCTGCGGCATCCAAGCCGACGGTTGCCGAGCTCAACGCTGGCAAGGACATCTCCTGCGCCGTGCTTGACTCGGATGCCAACTGGACCAACTCCGCGTCCGACCGCTTCGCCGAGAAGGCTGCCTGCCAGGTAGGCAACTCCGAGGCCCTGGGCGCATCCAACTACGACACGGCGCTCACGTTCCTGCGTGAGTACCTGGTTGGTGGCGGCCCCGACTCCGCCGCCCTGGACTCCGGCTACCAGGCAGTCAAGACCAAGGGCACCACGGTCTGGATTTACCTGCGCGAGAGCGACAAGCTCTCCACCGCACCGTGGGCCACGGGCGACGAAATCCACTTGGGTGGCGAGGTTGTTTCCGATGCCCCCATGCGCGTCAACAACGACGGCAACGTCAAGCGCCGCATCGAGTTCCTGCCGCAGAACATGATCAGCGAAGTCCTCGTCTAGGAGACCAGCATGGCAATTGCATCCCAGTCGGTGGGCCTGCTTGCAGGCACTGCACCGACGTTCGCTGCCCCGCTGTCCGCCGACACGGCCGAGGTTGGTACCATCCTCATCGTGAAGAACGGCAGCGGCGCATCCATCAACGTCACCTTCGACACCCCGGGCAACCTGCCCACGGGTGACGCCTACCCGGACAAGGTCTACGCTGTGCCCGCCGCGGGCGAGCGCTGGATTCCTGTCCTGACCGATTACCGCCAGCCCACGGGCCTGGCCAACGTGGCGTTCTCCGCCACGGCGTCGGTCACAGCTGCAGCCATTTACCGCAGCTAGCTAGACCAGGTGGCGGGCTGTTCTCAGGCTCCAGCCCGCCACCTTTCTACCCGAGCCTGCACCCCAACTTAGGAGCCTGAAACCCCTATGTCCGAAACACTGCACCCCATTGCTGACCCCGCCGAGTTTGACGTTGAAGGCTGGCTGCAGGACGCCCAGCTGCCCGAGGAAAGCGTCACGGTTTACAAGCGTGCCGACATCATCGCCGAGCTGAGCGACCTGAAGCGCCGCATCGCCCTGGAGGACAAGGCCACCGGCGCCGACCGCGCAGCCGGTGAGGAAGCCCTGACCCCGCTGGAGCAGGAGTACCTGGCTGCGCTGAAGACCTTCTCCGAGTCGGGCCTTACCGTGTACGTGCGGGCCCTCACGGAGGAGGAGCTGCGCACCCAGCGGGCTGCCACCGAGGAGCGCACCAAGGACCTGCCCCCGCAGGAGGGCAACCTGGAGTTCGGCTACGACCTGCTCTCGCTGGCCATCATTGCCGTGAAGCCCGCTGGCGGCCAGCGCAAGGCGGTCAAGTTCACCTCGGCCAAGGTCAAGGCGCTGCGCAAGGCCATCGGTGACACCCAGGTCAGCCAGATTCTCACAGCCCGGCAGATCGCGCAGAACGCGGTGCCCAGTGTGGACGCAGATTTTTTGCAGAAGCGCTCTGGCGGGGAAACTGGAAGCGAGTAGTCCAGGTACTCCGCACGGCCAGGGCAACAGGCAAGCCCCCGTCCCACTGGTTCAGCCGCAACCGCGGCGACTGGCTGGACCGGGACTACCTGCTGCACCTGGCCCTGGAGGTCTACGAGGGCGGCCTGTGTGCCTGCGGCCAGCCCACCATCCTCGCCCACGACGAGCAGTCCAACGGCTGGTATGAAGCCCACAAGCTGCAGTGTCAGTCGTGTGCCGCCCAGGAGCTGGCCACCACCGGCAACAAGGGCAACCCCTACGTTCCGGAGCCCGGCGAGAAGGTCTACACCACCTTTGATCAGGCGGGTAAGGCTGCAGCCGAGGCACGCAGGGCGGCACCGACGCTCTAGCGTCCCAGCAGGCCCTGCCCGGGTGCTTGTGACACCCCCACATTTCTAAGCCCTTAGGAGGCACCGTGGCAGCCCGCTCAGTAATCGTCCGGCTCGAGGCCGAAGTCGCAGGCTACATCGCCGGTATGGGGGCCGCTGGCCGGGCGACGGACAACGTCGCCCGGCAGGTGGTGCAGTCCCGCCGCTCTGTGGAGCAGAACGCTGCTGCCATGGACAAGGCTGGGAAGACCCTCATGGCCTTCGGTACCGTGGGCGTGGCGGCCCTGGGTGCCAGTGCCAAGGCAGCCATGGACTGGGAGTCCGCCTGGGCAGGCGTTACCAAGACGGTCAACGGCACCCCCGAGCAGATGGACGAGCTGGAATCCAGCCTGCGCGGCCTGGCCAAGACCCTGCCCGCCACCCACGAGGAAATCGCGGGTGTGGCGGAGGCGGCCGGGCAGCTGGGTGTCGCACGGGAGGACGTCGTTGGCTTCACCAAGACCATGATCGACCTGGGGGTAAGCACCAACCTCACGGCCGAGGACGCAGCCACCAACATCGCCCAGATTTCCAACGTGATGGGCACCATGGCCCGGGACGGCTCCGAGGGGGTATCCCGCTTCGGTGCGGCACTGGTGGCCCTTGGCAACGACGGCGCCAGCACCGAAGCTGAAATCCTTTCCATGGCACAGCGCATTGCTGGCGCAGCCGCCACGGTGGGGGCCAGCGAGACGGACGTGCTGGCACTGTCCAACACGCTGGCATCCATGGGCGTGAAGGCAGAGCTGGGCGGTGGCGTTACCACCCGCGTGCTGCTGAAGATGTACGCAGCCGTCAAGGACGGCGGCCCCAAGCTGGACGCCTTCGCCAAGACGGCGGGGCTCAGTGCAGCAGAGTTCTCCAAGGCGTTCGGGGAGTCCCCGGTGCGGGCCATGGACATGGTGAACAAGGGCCTGAACCGCATCAAGAATGAGGGCGGCAACGTCGTCAGCACCATGAAAGACATGGGCATCAAGGGCACTGAGGAGCTGCAGGTTATGCTGGCGCTGGCCGCCAGCGGGGACCTGCTCAGCGACAGCCTGGACCTGGGCTCCAAGGCCTGGTCCGAGAACACCGCGCTGGTGGCAGAGGCAACCAAGCGGTACGAGACTACCGATTCCAAGGTCAAGATCGCTTGGAACAACATCAAGGACGCCGCCATCGACGCGGGGGCGGTGCTGCTGCCGGTTATTGCTGGCATTGCTGAAAGCGTGTCCGGCCTGGCGCAGATGTTCGGTGACCTGCCCGGCCCCGTGAAGGGCGTTATCACCAGCTTCGGCGGGGTCATTGCCGTGGCTGCGCTGCTGGGCGGGGCGGCCCTCACGCTCATCCCGAAGATCGCCGCCACCCGGCTGGCCTTCACCGCGCTGAACACGGCGGGCAGCCGCATCCCGGGCACGCTGATGAGCATCGGCAAGGGGGCCCTCGGGGCCATGGCCATCGTGGGTGTGGGTGTCGCGCTGGCCAAGTGGGCCGAGGGCGACATGCTCTCCAAGATCGATACAGGCATGGGTAAGGTCAACCTGGCCCTGGAGCAGACAGCCCAGAACGCTCCCGGCGCGGCGAAGGGCCTTGACAGCCTGTTCCAGGACATCGACGGGTCCGGTCTGGGCGACGCCATCGGCGGCGTCAACGACCTGGACTCGGCCCTGAAGCGCACCTTCCGCAAGGATGCCGGGCAGTCCTTCAACGACTGGGGCTCCGGCCTGATGCACGGGCTCACGGGCATCAAGGGCAACACCGAGGTGCTGTCCGATTCGTTTGACCGCCTGGACAAGGGCCTGGCCGACATGGTGGGCAGCGGCAACGCCGACAAGGCCAACACCAGCTTTCAGGCAATCGTCAAGTCCGCCAAGGACCAGGGCATCGGCATCGACGAGCTCATTACCAAGTTCCCCACCTATGCCGACGCGCTGAAGCAGGCGGAGGCTAACGCTACCGCGGCCGGGGAGGGCGGCGACAAGGCTGCCGGGGGCATCAAGGCAGCTGGTGACGCCAGCAGCCCGGCCGCCATACAGGCCAAGGAAGTGGCTGACGCCCTTGCCGAGGTAGGTGTGGATGCCAGTGGTTCCGCCACTGACCTGGTCAAGTTCACGGATGCGCTGCTGGCCGCGGGGCTAATCAACCTGAGCGCCCGCGACGCGGCCCGCAACTACCAGGCTGCCATCCAGGGCATGACCGATTCCATAACGGCCAACGGCCAGTCGATGGACATCACCACCGAAAAGGGCCGTGCCAACCAGGCGGCCCTGGACAACATTGCCAGCTCTGGCTTCGCAGTGGTAAAAGCCAACGCGGCCAACGGCGCCAGCCAGGAGGAGCTGCAGGGCAACCTGGGGCAGACCTATCAGGACTTGCTCACCGCCGCGAACGGGCTGGGCATTACGGGCACCAAGGCGCAGGACCTGGCCCGGGACGTGCTGCACGTGCCCAAGGGTGTAAGCATCGACAGCTGGATGTCTTCAGCCGCCAAGACCATGGCCGAAGGTACCCTGCAGGCGGCTAACAATGTGGACGGCAAGGTGGTCAACGTCTACGTGAACACCCACGCCACCACCTTCGAGCAGCGCGTGGGGCTACCCGGTGTGATGGCCGATGGCTCCTACGGCCAGGGCCAGGGCGTGTACGCTCCGGGCAAGGCTGGCGGTGGCGACCTGGACTCGGCTCCCGGGCCGAAGGGCGTGGACAGCAAGCTGTTCTTCGGGGCCAAGGGCGAGCACGTGCTCACCGCCCAGGAAGTCGACGCCATGGGCGGGCAGGATGCCGTCTATCGGTTCCGGGCCAGGGTCCGCTCCGGGCAGGTCCCGGCGCTGGCCGGGGGCGGCGGCATCGGCCACAGCACCTCGGCCCGTGCGCTGGTGTCCCTGACACCCAGCCAGGCCGCCACGGCGCAGGCACAGAGCATCGACTACGATGCCTTGGCCGCAGCCGTGGGCGACCGGCCCATCCAGAACGAGATCATCCTCGATGGGCGCAAGATGTACGGCTGGATACGCACAGCACCCGACAAGTACAGGGACCGGAGGAACTAATGCCTGCTTATCTCGGCCCCGCGGGGTCCTTGGTACCGTTTTACACCGCGCCCACCAGCGTTGACGAGGCCCGCCCGATGTCGTACCGCACGACGATGGGCGGCAAGGTCAAGGTGCAGCGGGGCAAGGCGTCCCGCCGCGCCTGGCAGGTGGGCCTGGGGGCCGCCACCCCGGCAGAGGCCGCCAGCCTGATGGCCCTGCTGCAGGGTGGCGCCCCGCCCTGGGTGTACGCAGACCCTTACGCCCAGGTGACCAACCTCTACACCCCCGAGCAGTCCGTGATGATGCCCGGTACGTGGGACCCCAGCGTGGCCTTCGTGGACGCTGGGGCCGTCACGGTGGGTGCGCTCACGCTGCCCCGCAGCGTCTCCATCGCGGTGGCCAACACCCTCCGGTTCGGCTACACCAACGGCGTCAAGCAGTCGCCCGCGGCGCTGGCCGGGGTGCGGGCCTTCGGGGCTGCATACCTGCGGGGGAACGGCAGCCTGGTGCTCACTTACCAGGATGTCGGCGGGGCCAGCCTGGGGTCCGCCAGCGTGGCCTACAACACCGCCACGATGACCCGGGTGGCCGTCTCCGGCATACCCCCGGCAGGCACGGCCAGCTTCCAGCTGAACGCCTCCGGCTGCCTGCAGGGTGCGGGGCCGTCCATCACCTGGACGGACACCCTGGCGGACTGGTCCACAGGGCGGGGCTGCCCGCAGGCCGTGACCGACGGCTTGTCGGAGGCGCTGCTTATCGCCACCCGGGAAGCCGACTACCTGCGCCGTGCGGCGCTTTCATTTACGATTCGAGAGATTGGGTAACAATGCAGACAGTGGCGGGCTTCCCGACTGACCTGAGCGTGGCCGAACCCACCGTTGCAGTGACCGTGAACGGCGTGCCCCGTGAGGTGGACCAGGCGTCCGTCACACGGGAGATGTCCAACTCGGTACTTGCCAGCGACAACGTGACCGCCGCCACCTGCACCGTTACCTGGGCCCAGACGGACGACCTGCTGGCGCTATCCCCTAACCCGTGGGATGGCGCCAGCTTCCAGCCGAAGGCCGCCGACACGCTCACAGTTGACATGGGCTACGGCAGTGCCCTGGCCCGGCAGATCACGGGCGTGGTGGATGAGTCCTCCGGCTCGGTTGCCACCGGGCAAGTTTCCACTGACGGGGTGGACGCAATTGACAAGCTGCAGAAGGTGGTCAGCTTCCCGCCACACATGGCAGTGATGCCCCCGGTTACGGAAGGCGGCAACTTCCTTGCGGTGAACAACACCCCGCTGTTCACCACCGACCGCATCCTGCGGGCCTGCGGCTTCTACGCCACGCCTAAGATGGAGGCGGGGGCCATCTTCTCCGCCCCGCTGATGGGGTCCGCCTGGCCGGAGCTGGGCACCGTTACGGCTGCCTCCCAGACGGGGTTCCCCAGCTTCCCGCCGTCGTTCATCAACACCCCGTGGGGTGTGGCGCCCAACAGCATCACGGCGGACTTCATGCCGGTGACCCCCACCAAGGGCAACAGCAAGATCGACGCCACGTTCTGGATCAGCTTCAAGGTGCGGGACACCGTTCCCTCCTCTGGCGTCACCCAGGTGCTGGTGTACTGGGGCACCAAGCTGATCCGCCTGCGGGTAAGCTCGACCCGGCAAATCCAGGTCATCGCCGACAACGACACGCTCTCCAGCACCTTCGTGGCCACCATGTCCGCCGCGCAGGCGGCAGGTGCAGAGAACTTCCTGATGCGGGTGACGACCGCAGGCGTATACACCATCTACGCCAGCAACGGCAACACCGCCACCGGCACCCAGTCCCTGGCCACCTCCATGACCACGGGCAGCATCACCAAGATTTCCCTCACCAGCCCGCACCAGACCGGCCCGATCGTGGGCGGGCTGCAGCTGGGGTTCTACACCTACGACACCCACCTGCAGCCCACCACCGCGGTGCTGTCCAACCCTGCGGACACCTCCGGGCTGGACGCCGTCCCGGCTATCCGGGAGCGGGTAGCCCTGGACGTGCTGAAGGAGCAGGCCGCCGCGGAGTGCGCCGCCATGTGGATCGACGAGCTGGGCGTATTCCGCTGGCGTAACCGCAACGACCTCATGTCGTCCGCCCCGGTGGCCACGCTTACCACCCTGGACGACCTGCTGGACCTGCAGTGGGAATACAGTGCCAAGCAGGTGCGCTCGGGCGTGGCGGTGGCCAGCCGCAAGGCCAAGATCATCCGCTCAGGGGTGTCCAACGTGACCCTGTACGTGGGGTCCGGGGAGTCCCTGCAGAGCGGCCAGGTCACCACGGATGTGGTCAAGCCTTCGGACGACGAGTCCTGGTTCAACATCGACACCGCGGGCTGGACCTGGCAGCAGCTCAACCGGGGTGAGACAAGCATGCTCGGCGGTGTGGTTGTCAAGGACAACACCGCCGACGTGTGGGCCTCCGACGTGGGCAAGCTGACGTATGGCTGGGAGGTTGTCGACACCGAGACCGTGGTGGTTACGCACACCGCGGGCACCCTGGGCTCCGGCGAAACGGTGGTCCTCAAGACGGCCGAGACCGACGCATTCCTCAAGCCGTTCCGGCGCGACAAGTCCCTGCCGATTGTCCGGGGCAAGGGCAAGGTCATTTGGCAGGACATCACCACCAAGGCCAGCATCACCGGCCCGGCCAACGCACCCCTGCTCGAGCATGACGCAGGGCCTTGGGTGCAGGGTGCCGGGCTGCAGACGCTGGCTGACTGGATCGCGGCAGACGTTACGTTGCCCAACCCGGTGCTGAAGGATGTGCCCGTGGTGCCCGACCCGCGGCGCCAGCTGGCGGACATTGTGTGGCTGGAGTCACCTGGCTTCATGAACGTGCGCCTGCGGGTGCTGCTCACCAGCATCAGCACCAGCGTCTCGGCGGGCGACATGCAGCAGTCCATCGGCTGCCGCGTGCTGGAAGTCCAGTTCACAGGCACCACCAACGCCCAGCTGGACGCCCTGGAGGCGGCCCGCACCAACGCATCATTTGACACGCTCTGGGCTGACGCCACCAACGCAGCGCTCGACGCTGCACCACTCTCAAGGGGATAAACCATGGCATTCTCTGGCACATACCAGATTTACACCATCGTGACGAGCGAGCTCGTCAACCGGGTGGCGGACTGGGGCAAGCTGGCCAACAGCATCAACACCGCCCTGGCCAGCGTGAACAGCACGCTCAGCGCCGCGGTGACGGCCCTGGGCCCCGCCTGGGCACCGCAGCGCAGTGTGCCGTCCAACGGCGACCTGAACACCTACACCACACCCGGAGTGAGCCGCATCTCCACCCCCGACTCGGGCACCATCCTCAACATGCCACCGGGCACCCGGGTGGCCTCGGAAGTGGAGAACATCACCACTGGTGACGGCACCGACTCCATCTTCGTGCAGCGGCTTACCGAGTCCGGGACCGGGGGCCGGGTGCTGTGGCGCCCCCGCAACACCTCCGGCGGCACGTGGGGGCCCTGGGCCTACCAAGGCTGTGGCAGCGTCCCTGTCACGGAGTGGCACGTGTTCCTGGCGGCCGGGCAGTCCAACATGTCGGGCCGCGGCATCGTGTCCGTGGCCAACGGCGGCAAGTACATGCAGCCCCGCATCGCGCAGTTTGGCTACACCCGCAGGGTGCTGGAGACCGCCACCGTGCCGCTGGACATGCACGACACCAGCAGCGGGCTCTCCCCGGCATCGGTGTTCGCCAACGCCTACCTGAAGAGCCAGCCGGACCACGTCGGTGTGCTGATCATTCCGGCGGCCCACGGCGGCACCGGCTTCACCACCAGCACCACGACGCAGACCTGGACCCCGGGCATCACCACTAACCCGCTGTACGACCTGCCCGGCCAGGCAGTGAAGCAGGCGCAGGACGCGCTGGCCGCAGTCACTGCCTCCGGCGCGGCGGGTACCCTGAAGGGTGTGCTGTGGCACCAGGGCGAAGACAACAGCACCATGTCCACGGCCAGCTACGCGGCCAACCTGGACACGCTGATCAGCTACTTCCGCACGCAGCTCAGCGCCCCGACGCTGCCTTTCGTGGTGGGGCAGATGACGCCGGAAGGCATTGCTGCCACCACGGGCCGCATCAACATCGACACTGCGCACCGGCAGACGCCCGCCCGGGTGCTCTACACCGGGTTCGCCCCGTCCAGGGCCAACGGCTACAACCCCGGTGACACCACCCACATGTCCGAGGACGGCGTGGATTACCTGGGCCGCAACTACGTTGACGCGCTGGAGCAGGCGCAGAACAACGTCACCAACTGGAGCGAGGCCGCAGGCCGACAGATGCTGACCGTCAACGCAGCGACTGGCGTGCTGCAGATGGTGTACGGCGACACCGGCTGGCGGGTGGCGGAGACGCTGCTCTCCAACGTGGCCTCTGGCAAGGTGTACTTGCGCCGCTACGGCTCCACCGTGACCCTGGACTTCCAGTCCTTGGTGCTCACCGACCCGGCTGGCAACATCACGCTGACAGGGCTGCTGCCTGCGGGCTTCCGCCCCACCCGCTCCTCCAGCGTTATCATCTGCGAGAACGGCACGAGCGTCTTCAACCGGCTGTCGCTGCAGAGCAATGGCAACCCGATCATTATCGGCGCCACGGCGGGGGAGGCGTTCACCGCGCAGGTGAACTTCTCCACCACGGATGCCTGGCCCACCACGCTGCCGGGTGTAGCAGCTGGGTCCATCCCCACGTAACCCCCGCCGCCCGCAGGGCACGCCTGCAGGGTTCACTCAAACCGAAAGGTCACAATGCCTCTCAAGGGTATCGGCTACGGCTGCAAGACGCAGACGGAAGTCGACAGTGTCAAGTCCCTCAACCCGGACTTCTTCTACACCTGGAACCAGGTGCCCAACATGGGGCTGCCAGCCAACGGGCTGAACGCGGAGTTCGTGCCGATGCTCTACTCGGACAGCCCCACCCGGCTGGCCAACCTGACCACCGACCTGGCGGCGGTCACCCCGGCACCGCGGGCGCTGCTTGGCTTCAACGAGCCGGACCACCCCGAGCAGACAGACATGACCGCGCTGGAGGCCCTGAACACCTGGGCCCCCCTGATGAAGACGGGGCTGCGGCTGGGCTCCCCGGCCACCATCAGCCCGAACGCGGCCTGGATGTCCCAGTTCATGGGGGCCACCGAGTCGCTGGATGCCGCCAAGGCGGAGATCGACAAGGGCTTCCGGGTGGACTTCGTGGCCTGCCACATCTACCAGAATCCCAGCGTCAGCACGTTCCTCAGCAAGATTGACGCGCTGTACGCAGCCTGGGGCAAGCCGGTGTGGGTGACCGAGACGGCCGTGGCGGACTTCACCGCGGTCAAGGGCAGCGGCGTCAAGTCAACGCGCTACACCCGCGGCCAGGTCGAGCAGTACATGCAGGACCTGTGGGTGGAGCTGGAGAAGCGCCCCTGGCTGGAGCGGTTCGCCTGGAAGACCCGGGACACCGCCGACGAGCAGATGTGGTTCTCCTCACTGTTCAACAGCAACGGCACCCGCACCTCCACCGGCGTCGTGTACGCGGGGCTAAGCTAGGTGGGGCGGCGCATGGTACGGCTGCACATCAACGGGGCCCGCGGGGTCACGCTACTGGGGTTCAGCCTGGTGGCAGTGGTGTTCGGGGTGGCCTTCAACAGCCCGCTGGCGGTGATCCCACCGGCACCGGCCGGGCTGGTGGCGCTGGACGCGCTGATCCCGCTGCAGTGGTGGGGGCTGGTGTGGTACTTGGCTGCGGCGTTCCTGTTTGTGGGGGCCTTCCGGCAAGACCAGTCCAAGTCCATGGCACTGTTTGCGGGGCTGCTTGCCGTGTGGGCAATTTCCTACGCGGGGGCAACGCTCACAGCACCCACCCCACGGCTCGCAAGCCTGTTCGGTATGCAGACAGTCATCTTCGGCGGCCTGCTTACCGCCTGCCTGGGTGTAGCCCGCTTGCTCAACGCACCACCCGTGGACATTTCAGCACTGCGGAAGCGGGTGCACGCGACTGAGGGGGAGCAGGACCATGGGACCGGAACTTAGCATGGACCTGATAAAAACAGCCCTCACCATTGCCGGGGGTGTGGCAGCTGCCGCACTCACCAGCTGGCTGGCCCGCAAGAGCCAGAAGGAATCCGCCCACATCACGGCGCTGACCAACCTGGTGGACCAGCTGCAGGAGGAGCGCACCGCCGCCAACCTGGTGGCCAAGCAGGTGCCCAAGTGGCGCCGCTACGCCCAGAAGCTGCGGAGCCAAATCTACAAATTGGGCGGGGAGCCTGTTGACGCAGACCCCGACCTGGACCTGTAAGGAGCACCATGGCCAACCTTGACAACCTGCCCGCATTCCTGCGCAGCAAGGGCCTGACGGTCGTAGAGACCCCCGGCTGGATTACGCGGGGCTATGCCGGGCAGGACCTGAAAGAAATCCGCGGGGTGCTGTGGCACCACACCGCCACGGCCAGCGCACGGTACTCCCTCACCGGGGCCCCTACGCTGGCCATGTGCATCAACGGCCGGTCGGACCTGGCGGGCCCGCTGTGCAACATCGTGTTCGGCCGGAACGGTGTGGTCTACATGGTCGCCACCGGGGTGGCCAACCACGCAGGCGCAGGCAGTGCCCCCGGCATCCCCGACGACATGGGCAACCACTACCTGATCGGCATCGAGATGGAGTCCAGCGGGGTGGCCCCGTGGGACTGGACGCCCGCCCAGCTGGCCACAGCGCCCCGCCTGGGCGCCGCGATTGAGCAGTGGGGCCTGCAGCACCTGGCCCCCGAAATGCGCCTGCAGCTGGGCCACATGGAGTACAGCTCCCAGGGCAAGATCGACCCGGCTGGCTGGCCTGGTGGGATGAATGGCCTGCGGGCCGCCATCAACACCGTGCTGGCCGCCAAGCCACCACAGGCGGCCAAGCCTGCACCCGCACCTGCACCCCCCACCCCTGCGAAAGCGAAGGACAAAATGCTGGTTATCACGAAAGCCAAGGGCGACACCGCCATCTGGATCGGCGATGGCATTACGCGCCGCCAGATCAAAGACGTGCGGGAACTTACCGCGCTGCGGGCCTACGCCAAGGCTGGCGCACTGAACATCTACAAGAACGGCGACACCCAGGACTGGCCCCCGGCCGACCTCGGCGTTGTCGTGAAGGAGGGCTAAGCATGTTTGCCGTATGGATCACCGGGGTGCTGCGCACCCTTGTCCCGTCCCTGTGGGGTGCGTTCATCGCGTGGCTGATTGGCATTGCCCCGCTGCTCGAGCCGGTGCAGGCGCACCTGCTGGGCGTGGCTGACGCCATCCTGCCCATCCTCACCGCGCTGATCATCGCGGCCTGGTATGCCTTCTGGCGCTGGGTAGAGCCCCACCTGCCGGTGTGGGCGGTGCGGGCGGTACTTGGTTCCTCCAAGACGCCTGTCTACGTGGCCAAGCACAGCGCGTAACCCCTACAAACAAAAGAGCTCCACCCCGTTACTGGGGTGGAGCTCTTTTGTCGTGGGCTAGACGGTCCAGCGGGCGGTGAGGATGTACTCGCCGTATGCGCTGCCCCCTATGTTGGTGGTGGCCCCGGCCTCCGTCAGGCACATGGCGACCGACTTGGCCGTCTCCAGCTTAGCGAAGGTAAGAATGGCCCGCTGGGTGCCGTGGACAACCTCTCCGATCCACGGGTTGCTGGTGGTGTGGGCCGCTGCGATGATCTGCGGGATGTCCATTTTGGTTCCTTACGTTGTGGCGTTGTGTGGAGCTTGTGGAAAGAGCATAACACCCTCTTTCCACATTGTGCAACTACAGGCGGTAGCCCGCCTCCGCTTCCCACATGGCCTGCAGCGGCAGGCTGTCGTCGTAGTCGGCCATGGCCCCCGGGGACCATCCTACCACCTGGCCGTACAGGTGCCTGGCCACCGCCTGCCGCGGCGACATGATGCCCTCCACTGTCAGCGGGTCCGGGGCGGGGCTGGCGGGCTGCGGGGCGGCGTCACGGCGCTGGGCCCACCGCCACACGGCCGGGGCGGCACACAGCGCCAGCAGGATCAGCAGGGCGAGCAGTGACTGCAGCTGGCTCATGCTGCCACCGCCGTCATGAGCTTGAGCGCCTTGTTCTTGAAGGCGGGGTCCATCATGGCCTTGATGCTGCGGGCGTCCGTGCTGCTGAGCTCGCCACCCCGCACCGGGGAGAAGTGGTCATGCCACTCGGTAAGGGCCGTCAGGCCTGCCCAGGCGGTGCCCTGCACCCCCGTCTGGTTGTACGAGTCAGCAAACAGCTCGGCCATGTGGTCCAGCTTGTTCTGGGTGCGGGTCAGGGTGTGTACCGCGGCGCCCTTGGGTGCCCCGAAGCTGTGCTGGATCAGCTGCTCGAACTTGCCCTGCGCCAGCGGGGTGCCGATCAGCCTGTCGGCTTCCTCCTGCACCTTGTCCAGGTAGCTGAACGTGAACTCCAGCGCGTCGTGCGCCAACTGCGCCAGGTACTTGTGCGCCTGGGTGGTGTGCTGCACCTTGAACACGTGGCTGCCCCCCTGGAACGCCAGGTTCAGGGTGGACTGGCACCGGGGCCGCACCGGGGTGACCATGAGCCACGTGCCAATGTTGCCGTCGTGGCTGTTCAGCACCGTGATGTAGTTGTCCATCTTGTCCACCCCGCCCGCCTTGGCGTGGCCGGGCAACTTCATGGTCAGGTAGGCCCTGCGGCCCCCGTCCAGCTCGCCCGCGGTGTCAAAGGTGGCGCCCGACTCCTCCGCGATGCGGTCCATCAGGCCTTCAAGGTCCTCGTGCTGGATGATGTTGTAGCCGGTGCCTGCGGTGCCCAGGACATCCACCTGGTTGTCTACCACGGGATTGTCCCGGACGAGGGCGTAGGTGCCGGGCACGGGCACCTGCTGGTTGCCTACCTGGGCCAGCAGCGGGGTCTTGCGTACGTTCCAGCCGCTGAGACGGCCGAACTTGAACGCCTCCTGCGCGGTGGCTGCATCCGGGAGCCGGGTGCCCAGCTGGTGCAGCGCATCCTCCCGTGTGGAAACGAAAGTGGGCAGAGCTGTGCCGTTGGAATGGGCGTTCATATTTGGTTTTCCCCCTAAAGAGATTTCTGGTTCCGGCCGCTGCGCGGCCCCGGGTGGCTGAGACGGGCCATCCGGCTTGCTACTTGGTTGGTGCTGGAATCTACTTGGACTCGACTTCTCGTGTACTCAGTTTGTTCCGGCAGAAGCCACTGTACTCCAAGTACTGTCCAGCTGGCTAATAAGTAGAGGGCTCGGCGCGTTGCGAGTGTTTTAGGGGCAAAACAGAACACCCCCCACCACTGTCCAAGTGGTGGGGGGTGTGTTCTTGGTTACATTTAGGGAGCGGGAACCTGGTCCCGGGGGTCCGGCAGGCCTTCCAGCTTGCTGTAGGCGCACAGCATGCCCAGGGCCGCGGTGCGCAGGTAGTGGTGCACCTCTAGGGCGTCCTCTACGCCTTCCCCGGTGCGGGCGGCCCGCTGTATGTGCAGCTCGGCCTCCTGCACGATCTGCAGGGCGGCCTGCGTGAGGGCCAGAGAGGCCACGGTGAGGGCCTTCTCGGGGGTGGTGGGGGTAACGGGGCGCTGGGCCCGCAGCGGGGCAGCTGCGGGCCGAGTGCGCTTCTTGGACTGGGGCATCTGGTTCCTAACAGGGGGTGTAGCGGGTGGGCTTATGCAGCCGGGGGGCAGTGCTCCGCAGCGAACCGGTCGCCGTAGGCCACGTAGAAGTCCTCCGTCAGGTGGTAGCCCTCACGGCGGCGGGCCAGCGGCTCGGTGCTGCGGCCCAGGAACCCGGCGTCCGTCAGCTTCCACTCCTTGGTGGCGGCGATGGCGTCGGCCCACAGCTTCTCGATCAGGGCCTTGGCCGCGGGGACGTCCTCGCTGGGGCCCTGCAGGGTAAGCACCCGGGAGTTGTTATTCGCCGTGACCAACACCGTGGGGTAGCAGGCATCCACCACGGCAATGGCGGCGTCTCGGCCGAGGGAGCGCCAGAAGCCAGGGGTGATCACCGTGGTGAACGGCAAGGTGTCCGTGGTGGTGTTGGCCTCGTCGGGGGCACCAACCTCGGGCAGGAAGCCCACGGCGATCTCGGCCTTGCGGCGGCGGCTGTTCTTCTTAGGTACCACAATCAGGGTCACGTCCTCCCCGACGAGCTCCGCCAGCGCCTCCGCCACCTCATCCGTGGGGGTGCCCACCAGCACGTCCTGGCCCAGCACTACCTCAGTTTCCGGGGCCTGCTCCGGCAGGTCCGCTTCCCAAGCTGCCTGCGCGAGGGGCTCCGGGCTGGCGGGGGCAACCTCAGCCGCGGCGGCCTGCGCCTTGTGCTCCTTGTGCCAGGCACGGCGGGCGGCGCCTGTGGCCAGCTGCTCGCTGAGGATGCCGCAGGTGCACAGTGCGCGGCCTTCACCGCTGGTGACCTTGGGGTCCGCGTGGACCAGGGCGGCGGCATCGTTGTAGGGGGCACCGTTGTGCTTGAGGGCGTGTGTCGTGGTGGTCATCTTTGGTTCCTTTATGCGAGGTAGGCCGGGAGGGAATACTTCCGACAAAAGAAGTATCCACCCCCCGGCAGGAATTGGCAAGCTGGAATTTATTACAGGACCTCAGCCAGGTCTGCGGCACCCGGGGGCAGTGCGTCCACCGGGTTGCCAGCGTGGCGCTTGCGCCGCGCCAGGGCTACCTCCGGCCATGGCGACTTGCGCTTGGGTGCCCGCTTGATAAGCCCCGGCCACTGCACCAGCAGGGACTCCACCGACTCGTCCACCTGGTCATAGTTGCGGCCCGCGGCCTGGCACCCGCCGTCGCTGTAGAAGGTGGTCTTCACCGCCACGCCGTCATTCCGGGCAGCTGCGCCGTCGTACCACCAGGCCCGCAGGCTGAACTCCTGCTCGTCCTTGTAGCGCACCGTGCCCTGGTGCACCGGGTGCCCCGGCCGGTTGATGAAGCCAAACAGGGTGAACATCACCAGCTTGAGCCCCAGGCTGACCTGCCCTGGCTTCAAGAAGAACGGGTTGTCCACCGGGGCCAGGCCCCACACATGCAGGCCCTGCTCCTTGATGTGTGCGAACATCTCGGTGAACAGCAGGTGCAGGTCCGGCACCTGGTAAGCGTCCGCCCAGCGGGGCCCTGTGGTCGACATGACCCCCTGGATGTCGTCGTCCATGCCCACCACGTGGGTGCCCGGGGCGAAGTGGTTGGTGATGGCGGTGCGCTGCTCCCCGATGCCCCGCGCCTTGGTGACCACCGGGTTGACGCCCAGCATGTCCAGCTTGTCAAGGTAGGCGTCCAGGTACGGGTCATTGTCGTGGAGGAACACGTACACCTGGTCCAGGGGCACCTGCTTGGCTGCCAGCGTGGCAATGGAGTGCTCGAACAGCGCGTCCGGGCGTTGGTATGACGGGATGGCGACGACGTAGGTCACTTGGCCTCTTCCATTTCGTAGTTGAATGCGCGGGTGGCGTTGCCCGCCTGCCACTGAGCCTTGCTCGCGGCATGCTCCTGCTCCTGCCCCCACAGGCGCACCGCCAGCGGGTAGGCCAGGTGGATCATGGCCCGCACGGTCTCGTCGCGGGTGGCCCGCTTCTCCTCCACCAGGTGCTCCAGCACGTCGAAGGTGGCCCGCAGCTGGGCGATGAGGTTGTCGTTGTCGTACTCGTCCAGCCGGGGGGCGTAGGTCTCCAAGTGCTGCAGGTGGAAGTCCACCGCGGCCACGTGGGACTTGCCCTCGGTGGGGGCGTCCTGTGCCCCCGCCTGCTGGCGCAGCCACAGGTTGTACTTGATCAGGTACATCATCAGGTCAATGGCGGTGTCCGCCGCGGTGTCGCCGCCACCCGGCACGCCCAGGCGGTCCACCTTGCGGGCGATGTTCGCCATGATGCCGAGCATCTCACCCCGCTTCTTCCAGGAGTCACCGTAGGCCGCGTTCTTCTCGGCGTGCAGCTTGGTGGCGAAGACCGTGAAGGCAGCCCGGCTC